CAATCATGGAACGTATGCAACATGTTAAGTATCGTATCGGTACCACAGGTACGATAGATAATAAGAAGATCAATCAGCTTACGTTAGAGGGTTTATTTGGCCCAGTCCATAGAGTAACGACTACGCGAGAACTGATGGATGATGGTAAGGTTGTAAACATCGATATTAATTGCGTACTGTTAAAGTATAAAGATGAGATACGTAAAGCATGTAAAGAACAAACCTATCAAGAAGAGATGGAATTTCTTGTATTAAACGAGGCACGAAATAAATTTATACGAAACCTTGCTTTGTCATGTAAAGGTAATACATTAGTGTTATTCCAATTCGTAGAGAAACATGGTATACCGCTCTATGAAGATATTAAAACTAAGGCTCCAGATAAAAACATATATATCGTACACGGTGGAGTAGAGACATTAGATCGCGAAGACATACGTAAAAATGCTGAACTAAATACGAATACAATCATAGTTGCCTCATATGCTACCTTCTCAACGGGTATAAATATACCTAGTATACAGAATATTGTATTTGCTTCACCTACTAAGTCTAAGATCAGAAACCTTCAATCTATAGGTCGTGGTCTAAGACTTAAAGATGGTAAGACTCATCTTAACCTATATGATATCGCAGATGATATTCAATATAAATCGAGAAAGAACCATACATTGAATCATTTTGTCGAAAGAATTAAGATATACTCGGAAGAGAAGTTTGACTATAAAGTCCACGAGGTACAACTATGACAGCTGACTTAGATCGATACGTAGTAATAAAATTAATCTCGGGCGAAGAGTTAATAGGTACTCTTGTCAAAGAAGATGACTATGATATTAAGATACAATTTCCTATGATGGTAAAAAAGGTAAATCGATTATTGGGTGATATGCCTGTAGAATCTATCGTCTTAGGCACTTATAGCCATTTCTGTGCTGATGATGAGTTTACTTTTAATAAACAACACATCATAGTATTAAAAGAAATGGATCCTCGTTACATAGAAGAGTATCATAGATCTGTAGATGATTTCATTGGAGCTAGCGCCCCAGACCCACAACCTTATAACCCGAATGAAGTACAAGAGTTAACAGACAAGCTTAAGAATATGTTTAGAAATCAATTAAGTGAAGACGAAGAGTATCCTGAAACACTCTCTTTAAACGTTAGTGGTACAAAGACTATACATTAACCACTTGAAAGACCCCATACAGTTATAATAACACGGAGTACAATTAAAGTACAATTATTTTATGGATCAAATTATAATAGAAGAATCAGCGTCAGATAAGATTAAATTACTATTAGCAGAAGAGAATACGCCTGAGCTTAAGTTAAGGATATTTGTTTCTGGTGGTGGGTGTTCAGGTTTTCAATATGGATTTACTTTCGATGAAAACCAAAATGAAGACGACTTTGTTATAGAACAAAATGGAGTTAGTCTATTAGTTGATGCAATGAGCATGCAGTATTTGACAGGAGCAGTCATTGGATATAAAACATCTTTAATGGGAGAACAATTTGAGATAAAGAATCCAAACGCGCAAACAACATGCGGATGCGGTTCATCATTCTCAGCGTAATATGGCATATTCAGAAAAAGTATTAGATCACTACGAAAACCCAAGAAACGTTGGATCTTTAGATAAAGAATCATTAAGTGTTGGCACTGGAATGGTAGGAGCTCCGGCCTGCGGAGATGTAATGAAGTTACAAATAGAAGTAGAAGGAGATACCATAATAGATGCAAAATTTAAAACATATGGTTGCGGTTCTGCTATTGCTAGTTCTAGTCTTGTCACCGAGTGGCTCAAGGGCAAAACGTTGGATGAGGCACAAACAATCAAGAACTCCGATATCGCAGAAGAACTTGCGTTACCGCCCGTCAAGATACATTGCTCGGTGCTTGCAGAAGATGCGATCAAGGCAGCAATTGCCGATTTAAAAAGAAAGCGCGCAGAGTAACATGTCTATCTCTTTAACTCTTAAAGCCGCTGAACGCGTAGAAAAATATCTTACGAATCGAGGTAAAGGTATAGGTTTGCGCTTAGGTGTCAAAACTACAGGATGTTCTGGTATGGCATATACACTTGAGTTTGTAGATGAAGCCCTACCTGAAGATCAAATCTTTGAGAGTCGCGGAGTAAAGATCTTGATAGATCCAAAAAGTTTGGTCTATATTGATGGGACAGAACTTGATTTCGAAAAAGAAGGTTTAAATGAAGGGTTTAAATTCAATAACCCTAACGTCAAAGCAGAATGCGGTTGTGGTGAAAGCTTTACAGTATGATACACATAAAATAATTTTACTTTATACATATTATGTAGTACAATGGTCTTAATTATTAAATAAAGGTGAATTACATGGCTGAGAAAAAACCAGTCCACTACGTAAACAACGTTGACTTCTTAGAAGCAGTTAAAAAATATAAGAAGCAATGTGCAGAAGCCGAAGCTGGTGGAGATCCTAAACCACAGCTCTCTAATTATCTTGGCGAGTGTATCCTTAAGATTGCTACTAAGTTAGCCAATCGCCCAAACTTTATCAACTATTCCTACAAAGATGACATGATCCTCGACGGTATCGAGAACTGTATCATGTACTTTGATAACTTTGATCCTGCAAAATCATCTAATCCATTCAGTTACTTTACACAGATCATCTACTATGCGTTCCTTCGTCGTATAGAAAAAGAAAAGAAGCAATCATATATCCGCGGCAAATTAATCAGAGACACCACGATAGAATCATTTGAGACACAAGGTCATGATGATGGCGATGACTTCTATAATGGATTTATTGGATTCATGCAACAACATGGAACTTTTGATGATGGATTTGAAGAGCGTCAAAGGAATAAGAAGAAGAAAAAGAAAGTTGATCCTGATACTATAACATTAGATACATTTATTGAGAATCCAAATGAGTAAGATAGTTATTCTTGGTGATACACACTTTGGTGTAAGAGGAGACTCATTAAAGTTTCACAAATACTATGAGAGGTTTTATGAAGAATTTTTATTCCCGTATATGGAAGAGCATAACATCAAAGGTATCTATCAGCTTGGCGATCTATTTGATCGTCGTAAGTTTGTTAACTTCAATACGCTTGCTGAGTGCAAACGATACTTCTTCGATCAACTTAAAGCAAGAGGCATCCAACTAGTAACTCTGCTAGGTAATCATGATATATTTTGGAAAGAATCATTACAAGTCAATGCGCAGTCATTGATATTAGGTGAGTATGATAACATAACAGTCATAGATAAACCTACTCGTATGCATGAAGATAATACAACTATAGATCTTATACCATGGATTTGTAAAGAGAATGAAGACGAAGTATTTAGTTTTATTGATAGCAGTAAATCTGACTTATGTTTAGGTCATTTTGAAATAGCAGGATTCCCAATGTATCGTGGTATGGTAGCAGAAGATGGTCTATCACATGATATGTTTAGTAAGTATGAACGTGTATTGTCTGGTCATTATCATACAAGGTCTAAGCAAGAAAACATCGAGTACATTGGTACTCCATATGAGATGACATGGCAAGATGCATCTGATCCAAAAGGATTTAGTATATTTGATACAGAGACTAGACAGCTCGAGTTCATCCAAAACCCTTTCACTATACATGAAAAGATCGAGTATAATGATAAGGATCAAGAACCAATCGATCTTACAACTATAGATATAAAGGATAAGTACATTAAGTTGGTGGTTATAAATAAAACCGACTTGTATAAGTTTGATAGGTTTGTCAATTTATTGTACGAACAAGAACCATATGAAGTCAAAATCATCGAAGACCTTTCAGAGTTTAACGAAGGTACGATCGACGCAGAGATTAATCTGGAAGATACTATTAGCATTCTTGGTAATTACATTGATTCCGTCCAAACGGAAGGAGATAAGGAAGCTATTAAATCTTTCGTAAAAGGATTATACATTGAAGCAATTAATCAGGAGGTTGTTTGATAATATTTAAGTCTGTGAGTTGGAAAAACTTCTTATCAACAGGTAACTCAGCAAACAAAGTACAATTAGATGGTCACTCAACAACCTTAATAGTTGGGAAAAACGGTGAAGGTAAGTCCACTATCCTTGATGCACTTACCTTCTCACTGTTCAATAAACCATTTCGCGATATCAATAAGAACCAACTCGTTAACTCTATCAATCAAAAGAACTGTGTAGTTGAGATTGAGTTTGATATTGGTCCTATCCAATATAGAGTATTACGTGGTATCAAACCTAATATCTTTGAGATATATCAAAACGGTACAATCATCAATCAAGATGCTGCCGTAAAAGATTATCAAAAAGTCCTCGAACAGCAGATCCTAAAATTAAATTATAAAACCTTCACCCAGGTAGTGATATTAGGATCTGCTTCCTTTGTACCGTTC